TTCGGCTAAATGGATATCATAACCAGCATCGGATTTGTGCCCAGGTTTGGTTAATTGTAATGTGGGACAATGAGGTAAGCGTAAAAAATTTAACATATTAACAAAAAATACTTTCTTTAATGATTATATCTGACTTATATTTCAAAACAAAAACCATATCTGCTACTTTAAATCCATATTCAACAATTTGGATACCAGCTCACGGTGATTATAGTGAAAATTTTATTGGTGACGAATGGGATAACGAAATCTGGCCCGATGAAAAAAAAGCTTGGTCTTTAATTGAAAAAAATTTATTACATAATCATCGACCTCATGCAGGGCCATTAGAACATGCTCATATAGTAATTGCCATTGGAGGATTTCCTCATGATGTTATGGTTCAGCATAGAACCCATCGGTTAGCTAGTTTTGATGTACAATCTCAGCGCTATACAGGACAAAGAGTAATAGAAGTTGTGGAAAATTTACGAGAAATTGAAGAGGTTTTTTATTTTAGACCAATTGGTAAATATAAAGATAGAGTTGGTCATTATTTTGAATATAACGACGATATGAGACAAAACGATATTTGGAATACTCGTCAATCGGCTGTATCATACGTCAACAACCTTGCTCAAGGTATGCCTCCAGAAATGGCTCGTCAATACCTTAGTCAAAATATTAGACAAAATTATACTTTTAGTTGCAATGCAAGGTCATTATTACATTTTTTTAATATGCGTACTGCCAAAGATGCTCAAATAGAAATTCAAACACTTTGTGAATATATTTTTATTGAATTTACCAAATGGATGCCAGAACTTGCTGAATATTATCGTAACAAGTATTGGTCAAAATCTAGTTTGAGTTTTTAGGCAACAATACCAAAAGCCTTACCTGATAAAGTTTTTAAATTTAATTTCCCTAATTAAATATGTTTTATAAAATATGTTAAAGCTTTTGTTCTAAATATTGACCAATCATTAAAAATTTATCTTTTGTTTTCATTTCAGTTTGTCTTGTTCGATAAATTGGAGATAACATTTTTATGGTTTCCGTGTAATCGTTATTATCATAATTAGTTTTTAAAATTAAAGAATTATCTTTAAGAATATATCTGCTAACTACAGGTTTATCAGTTCCATAACCTTTATCTCGATAAATACTATCAAGATTTACTCCCATAATAATTTTGCCATTAGATATTAAATTATTATCAATATTAAAAGTTTCCCATTCAAGAATTGCTCCGCAAGTAAATTTTAAGTTTATTGCTTTATGAGCAATTGATAATTTATCTAATTCTTTAGAAAACCAAGGTAAAAATGTTACTGACAAATTAGAAGTAAATTCACAAACTTTATTATTTGTTAAATAATAATAACGTCTTTGACTATACCAATCGCCTTCAGTTAATTCTAAAAATTGCTGTATTGATGTTAATTTAAACATACGTTTCTTCCTCCATAACAATTTGGTTTATATTTTTTGACAAACTTAAGAACTAAATCACCATGTGAAAATTCATCTATTTTTTCCCATATCATTAATGTAATATCGTCATCAGGTTTAATACTATTTAACCAAATTTTTATTAAATCCATTTTTAATATTTTTTTATAATGTTTTGCATAATCTTTTTGAGGAATTTTATAAAATTTATAATTACGCAAAAAATTAGATGGACTAAAAATTTTAAGTTCTGGTTCTAATTTATAATTAAACCCAATATGAGCTGGAAAAGATATAGGCACTAATTTTCCGTGAAAATAACAAGGATCACTGAAATAAGACGCTACGTAAATCATTAGAATATGGCAAATATTTAGAATCTAATTCTGCTTCTTCAGGTTCAACATAAACGATATCAAAATTACTATTGAAACCAGTTTGAAAAGCATTCCAAGGAACACCTTTAGATGCTCTTAAAAGATTCATGTGACTATTTTCATCAGGTTTTAAACCTAATTGTTTTAAATATTTGTAATATCCTTTACCTTTACGCTGTCTAATTCTATATAAAAAAAAATGAAACATTGTATTTTTTATATATAAATTATCAGTCTGTGGAAATTCTTTAATTAAATCAAAAAGAGGATCTTGAGTAAAAGCATTTCTTACACCTTGAGTATAACAATATTTGTAAAATTCTCCATCAAAAGTTAATTTTCCTATAACAATAGGAATCCTAGTTTCTCGATGTTTCCATCTACAATATAATGTATCAGTATTCACTATTTTAATATTGTTAAAATCTCATACAAATTTTTTTCAATTGATTTATTTCCATTTAAATTACAAATATTCCATTGTTTGTTTTCTAAATCTTTAATAACATTTTTATATGATTGTTGTACCAAATATAAATTTGTTATAGATTCTTCAAACGTTAAAGTTTCTCTAGTTTCTAATCGTTTCCAAACATTTTTTACATCTATGTTTAAATAAAATGTATAATTTGGTATTGGAAGATTAACAGAAATATCTAACCAATTTTTAGTATCTGGGCCTCCATTAGTTAAAATTTCATAAGCTAAATGAGAAGGTAAATAACGATCTAACACTACATCATTAATTAAAATAAATTCAGCATTATTATAAAAATCAACCATATGCAAATGAGCATTAGCTAAAGCTGATTTAGTCGCATTTTTATAATAAAATTCTGTAGGAAATTTTAAATAATAAAAATTTAATTCTTCTGCTAATGTTTTAGCTAAAGTTGTTTTACCGCTACCGTCAATACCTTCAATTAAAATACTAGTCATTTAGTTTGTTGATAATAAAGATTAGGGATTTTTACTATATTATCGGGATATGCTGGAGGCATTAATTTGTTAAATATAGCATGAACATAAAATGCTGCTAAAACTCCAGTCATCGTTGCTAATACTGTTTTGATGTAATCATTCATAATTTATCAGGCTCAATATGTGAACATTGAAAAAGATAAGTTGATAATGTTTTGGCTGCTTTGCGTGTCATGATAAAAGTATTTAAATTCATTAAATATCTTCCAGTATCATAATCATCAAATCGTTTGGTTATTAATAATACATTATCGCTATCATTTTCTAATAATACATCAAATTCAAATTTGTGATTTTGATAATTATTAGTTACCTGAAAAGATAATTTATTATTTTTTTCAAGTTTTTCTAATTCGTTAATTTTATTTTCAGTTCGTTCATAAATTTTTTCAAGATCTATCAAAGTCTGAGAAAGTTCTTCCTTCAAATTCTTTTTGGACGGATTCAAAAAAAGGATTAACTTTTCCAATATAATCGTTAATACATCCTTCACGTTTTGCATAAAAACAAACCTTTGATTTTAACATTTCTTTAGTCATTGGTAAACCTAATGATGTTTCTACAATACCATTATTAATACATACCTTGCATACGGGACATATTTGTTTCATAAAACAAAAGCGTAGTCTTGCTACGCCAAAAATCAAACAACAAAAAAGAACAGGGCGAGACTTTTAATGACTTTCTCAGGTCAAATATTAAAATCTATCGTTAATTTGATTAATAAGTTTAAATATTAAATCTTTAGCACCTTTAGTTTTTATTAAATTATTAAGCAACGTATTAAAATCAGAATCGTTTTGTGATATCGCATGATCGGCTACATCATTAGATATTTCATTAAATTCTTCTTCAATTAAATCATTTAATTTTAATAAAAATGCTAATAATGTATCAGAATTAATTAAAATATATTCATTGTTAATAAGTTTGTCTAATCTAAAAGATTTCATTAATAGTTCCTCATTAAATTATCCAAAATTTTAACAATTATTGAATTTAAAATTATAAATAACATCCAAAATAATATCCAGCCAATTGTCATAATTTTATATTTCTTTATCAATAATTTTTTCTAGTTCGTTTATTAAACTATTTAACAAATCTTTTCTGCCTTTAGATAAAGTCAGATTATAAATTTCTTCATTAATATTGCGATTATAACCATTTTCTTCTGCTATTTCGTCTGAATAAATCATATATTCTTGTTGAACTTTTTCAAGAGTGACAAATAAAAATTCTAAAATGTCATAAATGTCGTGATAATTTGTCCATTTAAAATCTTTTTCAATGTAATTAAAATCTATATTAACTATATCTTTCATTTAAAAATCCCATTCTTTTATGGTACTAGAAGTTTGATATGAAGTAACCGTAGATTCAAAAAAATTAGTTTTGGTTGTAGCTTGATTAGATAAATCACTAAATCTTTCAAGATGTTGATAAGGATTTTTATAATCTTCTTTAAATTTATTAAATTTAATGCCTTTTAATCTAACGTTTGCCAAATAATATACATATTCTTTTGTAGATTCTTTTGTTATTCCTAATATAGCATTTTGGCAAATGCTATTATTCCACGTTATTTCGTTAATAATAGCTTCTTCAAACATATTATGAACTTGATTCCAAACTTCATTATCAGGATATTGTAAATATGCTTCATTTACTAATTCTTGATAAATACGAACGTGACTTAATTCGTCTCTGTGAATTAATTTAATAATATCAGCAGTTCCAGACATAAGTGAACGAGAAGCAAGGGTATAAAAAAAATTGAAACCAGCATAAAAATATAATCCTTCTAATATGTAATCGGCTATTAACGCTTTTAAATAATTTTCTAACGTTTGATTATTAATATATTCTTGGTAAATTCCAGATATTAAACAACATCTTTGTTGTAATAATTTGTCTTCCCTCCAAAGCTCATACATTTTATTTCGTTGTTCTTTAGGTATTACTGTTTCGATTATGTATTGATATGAAGCGCTATGCAAAGCTTCTTGAGCAGTTTGTTCAGATATACATAATCCAATCTCTGGAGCTGTTATAGGCCCTTTTAAATAAGGTAAATTGTTGATTTGTATCGAATCAAGAAATACCAAGAACCCAAGCGTTTTATTATAAGCATTTCGTTCTTCATTAGTTAAATTGTTATAATCTACTACATCATTAGTGAGATCAATTTTTTGATGTTGCCAAAATTGAGATCGCATTTGATCCCATAAATTTCTAGCCCAAGGATAAGCCAAATTATTAAGTTGGCACATTCCAGTAGTATTACCATTAAATACTTGTTTTTCGACATCGTTACCTTTTGGATTAAATAATATTGTTGTTTTCATTTGTAGTTTTTTGTTTACTTAACATATTTTGAAATAACATTTTTTGTTTCATATAATAATAGGCACAACCAATTAAAATATCTTTAGGATATGTTTTATAATACAATTCAATTCCTTTTATGTGAAGCTGTTGTTCCATACTAATTTTATTTTTATTTTCTATTAAATTTCTAAAATTGTGCATTTGAGTAACATTTATCAAAATTGATTTTACTAAATCAATATGTAACATTGATGTTGCTTTTTGTTTAAATTTAAACAATTCAAATTCTTGATCTAAATCAAGCGGAACAAATTTAGGTGGAAACATTTTTTATTAATTCTTTTAAATTTAATAGTTGATTTTCTGAAACTAAATAATATGTTGGTTCGTAAAGTTCAAGAGGATAACAATTTAATTTGTTATCAATATAATCAAATAATTTTTTTTCATTGATTGTTAATTTATCAGTATCTAGTTCACCAATTAATTGATTAATTTTCATTACAATAAAAGATTGAACAGCAAAATATCTATCTAAATTAGGTTTATCATCAAAAATTTTAGGATCTTCTGTAAAAGCTGTATCTATCATTTCTTGAATTAATTCAATTAGCATAATTTTTCCTTGCCTCTTAAATCATCCAAATCAATCAATAATTTGTTTATATGTTCATGTTCCCATTTTATATTGGCAATAATATTTTCACGAGTATCATATTCTCCTTTATCGGTAGTTTCTACTAATTGAGCTGATAATAAAAATATTTTACTTTTACTTCTTTCTATGTCTAATTTTATATAATTTTTAATTATATGCAAATCATCCATTTTTACTGCATCAAAAATCATAATTTTATCCTTTAAAAATATTCGTGATATTCAGTATACAATTCATCTAAGTTATTAATTACACTAGCTGGTAATTTATAATTAAATGGATCTCCTTCTGGTTCCATAGATTGTGCGTTTTCTAAAATTTTTTCACCTAAAACGATAATATCAGATCTAATCTCTTCAATTTCTTCTTGATTTTCTCCGACATATTGATCTGATGTCAAAATTTGTTGCACTTGATTGGAAAATTTATTAAATTGTAAATCCAAATAAAATTTGACAGCAAATCCCAAAATAAAACAAATTAAATTTGACATATTAAACAAAATTGTTTCCAACATATTAGTTTGCACAAGCTGTACACTCCTCAAAATTATCTTTTTGAACTGTTCTTATATAATAAATTGCTTTTACTTTTTGTTGCCATGCAGATATTAAAATTTTATAAATATCTTTACCAGTAATTCCAGAATTTAAATTAAATAACAATTCCATAGAAATACCAGTATCTATCCATTTTTGAATGTTAGCTACAGTATTTACAATTATTTGTTGATCTAAATTTTTATTTTCTTCATAAAACCAATAATAATCTTCAATAAATGGAGGAGCTATTGGCACATTACCTTTTGCTTTGTCATAAAAAAATCTGTTGTATATGGGCAAAATTGAAGCACTACAGCCTTGTATTAAGGAAGATGATGTATTTGGAGCTATAGCTAAAATTTGGCTGTTTCTAATGCCATATTCTTTCAATTCATTAAATAATCTTTTCCATCTTCTAAAATATTTAGCATTGTTTTCATACCATTCAAAAGATTTACAATTAATTAATTCTTTGGCAAATTCGCTTTTTTTATAAGCCAAAAATGGGCCTCTTGTTTTTGCTAAATTTATTGATGCTTTAAAAGCATAATATGAAATATTTTCAAACAATTCATTAATTTCATTTTGGTTAGAACGATAAGTTAATTTTCTTTTAGCTAACCAATCAGCTAAACCCATAGTTCCAACTCCTATTACTCGATATTTATCATGATGTAATTTAGCTTCTTTAATTGGTGGGGATGCAATATCTAGCGAATTATCTAATATTTCTACTGCTAATTCGGTAATTGATCCTAATTCTTCATCTGTTATGTTGGCTAAATTAAGAGATACTAAATCACAACAATGAGCTTCATCTATAGATACAATTGAAAAACTTTCTGTGCAAAGATTTACTGATGGTATAATGCCTAAATTTTTATTTGGATTAGCTTCATTTATAGTATCTTTAAATGCAATATAAGGTAACCCTGTTTCAATTTGCATTCTCATGATTGTTTTAAATAAATCTTTAGCTTTTACAGATTTATATAATTTAATTTTGCTACCCAAATTAGCTTCAAGTTCGGTATAAACAGATTCAAATTTGGTTCCCCATAAATTTGCTAAATCATAATTAAATTGTTGTTTTACTTCATGAGGATCAAAAAGTGTCCATATTTGATCATTTATTACTCTTTTCATAAATAAATCACTACAGACTATTTGAGGAAAAATATCAAATGCTTTTAATCTTTGATCTCCATGTTCGGTTTGTATATCTAAAAATTCTGGTAAATCTAAATGCCACGAATCTAATGCAATTGTAATAGCACCAGCTCTTTTACCACCTTGATTTACGGCTAATGCTATATCATTAAGAATTTTGACCCAAGGTATTACTCCGCCACTTGAATTTTCTCTGCCGTTTACTTCAGAACCTTTAGCTCTAATTTTAGATAACCTAATACCTATTCCTCCGCCTTGTGCCGAAATTTTAGCGGCTTGTTTCCAAGAATGAGTAATAGATTCAATAGAATCATCAGTATCCAAAATAAAACAACTAGTAACTGAACTATTAGGTTTTCTAAGATTTGCCAACATTGGCGTAGCTAAAGAAATTTTACGTTTAGCTACTGCTTCATAAATTTGTTTAGCAAATTGCAATCGATGTTCTTCAGAATAATCTTTAGCCAAAATAAGAGCACTAACTAAATATGCTTCTTGAGGCAATTCATTTTTAAGTAAATATCTATCTGTTAATAATTTGGCTCCAGCATAATCATAATCACAATCTAATTCTTGATTTATCCAACCGCAAGCAATATGAATTTCTTCTAATGTATATGAATCAATTAAATTTTCTTTATATATACCTTTTGCAATTTTAATTTTTATTTCATGAAAACTATCTACATATACGTCTTCAAAAAAATCTGTTTCTCTAATTGCTTTAATATCTTTCCATAATGACCAAATATGCAATCTTCCAGCTACATATCTCCAATTTGATTCTTGAGGAGTACATAACTCTAAAGCATGATTAATTAAATTTTGTTGTATCTCTCTAGTTGTTATATTTTCTTTTAATCTTGTAGAAAATACTGATTCTAATTCTATAGGATTGATATTGTTTAAATTTCTACAAGCCCAATTGATTACAATACGAATTTTGTTTATGTCAACTGGTGAAGTTTTTCCGTTACGATGAGTTACGATTGTCATATAAATAATGGTTTACGGTAAATATAATTGTTTTTTTCATATTTAATAGATTCAAATCCAGCTTTGTCAAGCACATTAGCGATGTATTTAAAAAGCTCTATGTTTATTTCAAAATCTAAACTTTTAACAAAAGTTTTTAAATCAAATTCTATTAAATTAATTCCTATTAATACAATTGTTTCATATTTTAAAGAAGGATGAAAAAAAACTTTTTGTTTTTTATTTGGTATCCAATTCCATTCAATTAATTTATTTTGCAAAAATTGTTTAGTTCTTAATTCGTCATAGGGATCTATTATTGGAATAATTTCTTTTTCATTTTCTAAAGGCATAAAAATTTCATTTGCTTGAGGAAATAAATATTCAAACAAATTATTTAATATAATAGCTCCTTTATTTTTCATGTATTCATTAACTAAATCTTCCCAATAACTAGGAAGTTCATTTAACAATTCATTTTGATCCCATATTTCAAAATTACAATTTTTATTTGTATTTTTGTAATTTTGAATAGCAGATCTTGTTACGGCTATATGCAAATATCTATGAGCATAATCCCTTCCGTATAAATTTTGTAAACGAAGAGCTTCTTTTTTTTGACCATATGTTGCTTTATTTATTAAATCAAAAAAAGGTTTTAATTTAGTTTTTTTATTTTTGGTAACAGAGCCAGAAAATTTCTTTGATAAGGAAGGGATTGTTTGCGTTAAAGTCAAATTCATATTTATCATTGGGTAATTTTTTTAATACTGAAATATACAAATATCTCCAACCTACATCTTTATCTATTGTTTCTCCATAAGTTTTTTGTAAATATTTATATTGTTCAATTTGATGAGGTGATGCTAATTTTAATAATTCTTCTAAACTAGGTTCTAAGCTTTCCATGTTGTATTTCCAATTTTTATTAATGTTTGAGCAAAAAATTGTACTTTTTTATTATCTAATTTGTTAAATACTTTAACTACTAATGGATTATTGCCAAAATCATCATAATTTTTTGTTAAATTAATAAAATCTTTTTCATTATCAATTTTGTTAAGTTTTTCAAATAAAATATCCTCATCAGATTTATTTTTTATAATCGATACAACTTTTCTATTATTATTTTCATGATCTTCTAAACTTATATCATTATCATAAAATCCAACCATTTCGGGAATTCTATCGACATAAATTTCAATACAATTAAATCTTTTACAAAATGAAGTTCCTATTTCAGTTTTAATCGAATAAGTTTGTTCTGAAATCATTTTTTGTACCCATAATTGATAACTTTTTATATCGTCAACAAAAATATGTTTTGCATTTTTTTTAGTAAAATTAATATCCAACAAACTTTTAATTATTGTTAAATTATAAGATGTCTTTTTCTCATATTCTTTACTAAAAACTGACCATACAGAATCTAATTTAATTGCTAAAACATTTTCACCAATTCCTCTTTTACTTATAAATTTATAATTCCAAGGGCCTATTAAATTTTTCTCTCTTAAGGTTTCTAATTTTTTAAGAAAATCTATTAAAAAATTATCTTCAGTTTGTAATTGATCTGCATCTCTACAAATAGTTTCAATAATGTAATTTTTTAAATCTTGTTCACTTATGCCAGCATAAGGAGCTAATTTAAAAGCATAGTAAGCTAAATTTGCTATGTTTAACGCTACTCTATCTACAGCAGTTGGCAAATATTCTTGAAATTCTTTTTTTAATTTATATATCGATTCTTTGTCATAACCCCATTTAATAAATGTATTAAATGCTCCAGAAGCTAAATGTAATATTTTTTGAAGTTCATCAAAAGCTTCTATATTAATATTTTTCACTTTTTTAAATGGTATATATATAGTTCTAGAAACTACTGCTGAATTGTCTTCACCTAAAGCATGATTAGAAGTAATAATAGTTCCACTACATGGTTTTTGGCTATTACCTCGAACTACCCTAGCACCATTATTTGTTAACCCTAAAAGATTTTTAGAAAAATTTTCATCTTTTTGAGGATCGTCTACCCATATTGAAATTCCAGAAAGTGTTTTAGCTCTTTCAAATAAAGCAGATTCACTAATTGTAGAAATTTGAGCATTAGTAATTTTATATAAACCAACTAAAGCTTGACCAATTAAAGCAGCAGTTGTTTTTCCCGTATGCAACATCCCAATAGCATTTACTAAAGGAAAAGTTGTAGAACTTTCTACTCTCTCTTTATAATGAACTCCCATTATTTGAGCTGCTATTAACAATAATGTAGGATAAATTGCTGAACCAGCATATTCAGCAGTAAGTTTCATTACTTTTCCTAAAATTTCACTATCAGGTTTTAAAATATTCGGAGATGGTATGGCATCTCCATCAATCTGTATTGGATTAAATACTAATCCACTTTTCTCTTCTGTACAAACATCTCCATTAGAATCAAATTGAATGTTTTCAAAAATCCAATATCCATTATCTTGTTTACCTCGACAAGTTGCTAATGTTTTAGGTTTACCTCCTTGTTCAATAAATTGTTGAATTTTTGTATCAATTATATCGTTATACTGATGATGATTTAATTTATCAAATAAAACCCCACCATATCCTTTACTTAATGCTCTAGATAAAGTTCTAGTATCATGTTTATCCTTATCCATTAAAATTACATTTACAGTTCTTTTTTTACTAACTTGTTTCATTTTCAGCTCCAATGCCGAATTACCCTCGCCAGACAAATCATCTAAAATATTGACAATATCAAATTTATAATCTGTTAAATATTCAAAATGAGGAACTTTAATTTGTTTACTAGCAGATTGAATTTCTTTTCCAGTTTCTGGATCTCGTTCTGTTTTTAATTCATTTTTCATTATCCAATGACCAAATCTGCCATTGTGCTCAATAACTCTATTATTTTTGTTATTTATAAATTGAGGAACTTCTGGTAATTTTTCTTGCTCATCATCCTCAATTTCTTTGTCTTCAGAAACTTTAAGATTATTTTCAGAATTTTCTTCTTTATGATTTACTGGTTTTAAATATGTATATGTGGATTTTTGTCTTGGTGGATTTTTTACAATTTCTTCTAATATGTATTCAGCTATAGATGGTCTGGGATTGCTTTTTAAAATACTATCCCATATATTTTTTAATTCAATATCATCAAGTGGGCCTTTTGAACAATTTAAATTGGCTTGTTTAAACAAATCATAAGCAGTTTTAGAAATTAATTTATAACCTCTTTGATTTATCCAATATTCGCAACCTAAAGCATCTAAACCAAAAGCATGAAGATTAACATTACGATTTTCAACAATAGATTTTAAACGTTCTTTATTTTTTACTGAAAGTATTCTTTCAAGATCTACCTCAATTTCTGGATTTGTAATTTTAGGTTTATTTGTATTTATAGATTGTTTATATTGATTTTTCTCGTATACTTTCTTTTTTAAAAAATTTAAAATATTTTCTGGAACTTCTGCTAATTCGACATCATCAAGACCATATCCTTCTACAAAATGATATTGCAAATTATCTTTATGCATTCCAAAAATAGTCTGATTGGAATTGATTTTAAACTCCAACCCATCAATATCACAACCGCATAGCTTAATTTGAGGATCGTATTTATACCATGCTACAAATCTGTCTTCTTTTCCAGATGTTGTTTTAATAGTTTTCCCAAAAGGATCTTCGCCAAATAACTCTTGTGCTTTTTTTAATTGCTCTTTTCCATCAACATCAATTGCTAGTAACCCATTTCCTGTTTTTATAGCTACAGCATAAGGATTTGGATAATTTAACAAAAAATCATCAATTTTATATTGAACTACTTTTCCGTTAATTCTGTGAGGTTCTTTAGTTCCTGCCATATTTGGCATTAACCTTCCATCCAATATTGGCAATTTTTTAACTATGTCTCTAATGGTTATGTTCATTACGCCAATATGGTATTTATGTTTTATAAATTATATTTATTTAATTGTTATTTTCTAAAAAAATGGTCAAAAAAGTCTTGTATATCTCAACAACACGAGATATTGACTTAGTAAGTATAGTAATAATAGCAAAAGTTATTAGTTTAAATCAACTTTAAATTAAATTAATTTAATTGATTTGAGCTATTATCACTATATTATATTTTTTAAATGTAAACAAACTTATTTTTAAGTCTTGTATCGTTTTTATACAAATCTATTAAATTTAAATATTTATAGCGTGCCTCTTCATAGGTTGTTCCTTTTTCAAAAACAAACTCTAAATCAAAACCTTCATTGTCATAAACGTTCCAAAAAATTATATAACGACCCCAAACATCAATTCCCAAATACAACTCAGCTTTAGGAGCTATTAAAATTCCATTAATCATCATTGATGGATTTGCTTCAAAAGAATTTTCGCTAAACATATAACCTTTATTTGCTTAATTTATTTTTGTATATTAAACTAAAATAATATAATATGTCAATTGGGCACAATATTTAGTGCGGTAACAATGAAAAAAATTAAATCTCGTTTGCCTATTTTAATGGCTTCTCAAAATCCACCAATTAATCAATTTAATCTTGCTAAAGCCACAGGCTTGTCCACTACAACAATCAATAAAATTTATAATAATAAATTTGTTCGCATTGAAAACGAATCAATAGAAACGCTTTGTGATTATTTTCAATGCGATATAAATGATTTATTAAATTTAATATAAAAATTATGTCGTATAAATGTATTTAAACACTTTACTAAAAAATAAAATACCTTTAAAATGGTATTATTATTTGAATATGTGATTAATAATGCTTAAACAACAGAAAAAAGAAAAAATACCTTTAAAAAAGGGTATTTTGTTAGAACTTGGAGGTTATCCCAATCCTTATGTAATATTAGGACAAATTCTTCAACCAATACAATGGTTTACTAATAAAGAACTTGCTGAAACTGCTCATGTTACCCAAAATGATATAACTAGAATTAAAAAATTAAATGTTGGGGATATGCGTGTAAGCGTTTTAGCTAAAATTTTAACAGCATTAACCCCAAACATTAGAAGAGAGTTTTTTTATCAATGGGAAAAATTGTTATCAGATTTAGATGATGTTCTAGAAGCCGATCCTGATTGCGCAGAAGAATTATTGGGAGAAAAAACAAACATATCAGATAATCTATTCCAAGATTTTTAAATCTTGTTCTCCATCTTGAATTATTAACTTGTATAGCTGTTTATGTTTAGATTCAAGATGTCTAGAATATAGTTGATCAATAGATTTATCCAATAAAACCAGCGATTCCAACAATTGATCGTTGGTTTTTTTGTTGTCTGTTAAAAACATTTGTTCGTTTATAACATCTTTAATTCTATACAAATAAATTGCAACTAAACTTTGATTCATAAAATAATATGATTAGTAATTAAGACTTAATAAATTTTATATTACAGCCATACTATAGTCAAGCAGTAAAAATAAAAAAAAAGTGAATTTTAATATATTAATAAAAATATATTAAAAAATCTACAATTTTAAGTATGTAAAAAGTATGCTAATTTTTTTCCCTAGAATTTCCCTAATTTGCTTAAAACTTCCCTAAAAAATTTAATAATAACTAAACTTATTTATTTATTTACTGTAATACGTTTCGTTTAAATAAATTATAAAACCCTTATTATATACAACTTTTAATGTATTAATAAGGGTTTTGATTGTATTATGTAAAATATTTTTACATAATTTACAGAGAAATAAGTTGAACAGTCAAAACTATTACTATACAATAATTTCAAAATTTGTTTCCCTAATTTTTCCCTAATGTGTTTTTTTAATATAAACATGATACAATTTTACTATTGGTTGTTTGTTATGAGGTAGTTATTCTGCCTCGTTTTTTTTAAAATATTGTTCTTTCATTTTATCCCATGTTTTTTGATGATGAATTTCATCAAAATATTTTAAATAGCTATTGAAATGAACAGTTAAAGAATGTCCCATCCATTTTGAAGCAATTGAACTATCGATACCATATAAATTGCATCGAATGGCATAAGCGTCTCTAAAAAAATATTGACTAAATTTTTGTCTGTTTGAATAGCGATAAGCCATATATCTAAATCGACAAGCCATATAATTGCCAAAAAAGCAATTTGGTAAATCTTTTTCTTTAACATTTTCTGGTAAATGCTTATTCCAAAGCGACCATTTGTTAACCCATTGTGGAGGAACAGGATAAACTGCTCTACTTTTTGTTTTGGTTTCTTCGGCTACATATATCACATGAGGTTCTTGTTTAATTTTATTAATGTCTATTTTAGCTAGCTCGTGTATTCTCAAACCATAAGTAGCTAACATGGCAAATGACCATTGCATTTCTTTTGGAATAGATTCTACAATATCTTCAATTTCTTTATCTGTAGGTATTTCTCTTTTAATTTTTGGCTTATATGAAGATTTAAATTTATCTAAATTGTGATTTATTTTGGCAAAATTTAATAGAGCTTTATAAGCAATTAAACTAGTTTTTCTTTTAGCTGATGATGGTAAACTTTCTGCTAACAATGGCTCAATAATTTTTTGATTTAATGGTTTGTCTAAAGGTAAATGTTTAAAATATTGTAAATAATTATTTTTTAACGTAATATAGCGATTTGGAGTAAAATCATGAGTTAACCAATAATTTGTTTCAAATTCTTCTATCCATTTACTGATAGGTTTTTCTCCCATTTCTCCCGCTTCAATGTAATCGTCCCATTTAAATTTATCTAATATTAATTTAGATTCCATATCTTGCGCTCTAGCAAATGCTATTTTAATTCCATAGTCATCTGCATTTAATTTTGTAGACAATTCATATTGTTTGGGCAATAATCCATCATTTGGTTTGGCTGGAAACGTACCCCTTAAATAAATTTTATTACCTTTAATTCTTAATTTAATTTTATTTAGTTTATTATTTAATTTTTCTATTTTTTCTATCATTTTTAATTTTGGTATAATTAATATTAATAAACAACAAAATACTTGATATGGTTAAGTTTGTAATGAAAGAGTGGATATCAATTAGAGAGGCTTCAGAATATTTTAATTATGATGCACAATTGATTTATCGTCAAATTTGGCAATCTGAAAGTTTTCCTCAAAAAGCAAAATTTGTTAAAGGAAAATCTTGGCGTAGAGTTTCAGCCAGAAAATTACAAATAAACGTTGAAGAATGGGAAAATGTACTAAATACGTTGTAATATGTTAGTATTAGTATTTATTTTAGGGTGAGCATGGAAAAGGTCGAAAACAAAACAGAATTTTGGGGGCAATTACAAAACGAGCCTATAGATTGGTATTTGCGTTTTGTACAATTTTATTTGCCAGGAATTATTGACGAAGAATCGTTAAGTGTGGCTTATACAAATTATTTACAACATCAAAAAACTCTTAACGATCCTGTAGCGATTAAAGCGTTAAAAAATAATAGTAAGGTGCCAGCTCCAATTCAATGGATCAAAATAGCTATTCGTTGGCAATGGAGAGAAAGATCAGAAGCTTTTAAAACTCAACAAGCAAAATTGTTGTTAGAAGCAGAAAAACAATTATATTTTGACATTGTTGAAAGAAGAATAAAATTAGTACTAGAAACTTTAGACCGTCATGAAATTCTTAGTTCTCAATTTAAACATAATTATGGTTTTGTTAAATTGGATTATGAAAAAACAATTGATGGTGTCAATATTGCCAAAATTGATAGCATTCTTACAGAATCTAATGAAAAAGCCATTAATCAATATTTAGATATTACTGGAATTAAAGATCTACTTTTAGAAAAACAACAAAATGAGTAGCAACAGATCCAAATTACATTCCTATTCGCTTAACAAAAATTATAAACAGAATTTTAGACCAACAAACAACAACAATGGAAAACTTTTATCTGTTCCAGATAATTGGGCTGATTTTGCTCGCATTTGTACAATTAGAAGTGGTGATGGTTTAATAAAATTTGACCCTTATGCTTATCAAGAAAAACTTATAGAACAAATTCAAACTCATACTACAACCATTATTACTAAAACTAGACAGCTTGGATTAACCGAAACTGTTACTAATTATTTTTTGTATAAGGCAATTAAAAATCCTGGCTATTTAGCTGTAATTTTTTCTAAAAGTCAATCCGATACTTCTAACATTGCTAAACGTTTAAGAAGAACTATTGAATATCTTTATAAATATTGTTCTGTTATGACTGATTCTTTAACAGATTTAGAATTTGTTAATGGTGGTCGTATCCTTTTTAGAAATTCTACGCCAAATGGTGCTAGAGGTTTAGAATCTGTTAGCGATTTGTTATTTGATGAAAGTTCTTTTGTAACAGATATTGAAGAGATTTATAAATCTGCTATACCTTGTACAACTGTTATGGGAGATAAAGCTAGAATTATAATTTTATCTACACCTAATGGTCAATCTGGCTGGTATTGGGATCGTATATCGTCCAATAATGGTAATAAAAATATTTTAGATATTTGTGAACAAATTAAAAACGAAAAAATATCTCCTACTCAATATTGGACTAATGAAAAGGGTTGGTCAGTGTTTATTACACATTGGTTAGACCATCCAAAATTTAAATTGCAAAAAGAAACATATTTAGAAAATTTACAAGACCAATTTGGTTTAACAAAAGAAATTGTAGATCAAGAATATAATTTATCATTTGTAAATGCTGCCACTACCGTATTTGATGATGAATTAATTAAACGTGCTAATTTTGGTGCTTGGGAACGAGAAATTGATTACAATGCTTCTTATTATATTGGTATAGATACTTCTTTACAAGGTACAGATTATACTGTAGCAATTGTTTTAAAATCCTCTGGTGAAAAATTTTATTTAGTTGATATGTATAGGGCCAGAAAAAAAGCAAATGAAGTTAATTTATATAATTTTTCCAAATTAATTCAAAAATATAATCCTGTAGCTGTTGGTATAGAAGTTAATAGCGGTGGTCAACTTTATTATGAAAAATTATGCGGTGAAAATTCTGGAACTAATATTGATGCTATAAAAACTACAGGTTCTAGCAAACCTGTAATGATTAATAGATTACTATTAACTCTAGAACGCAATATGTTAATTTTACCAAATGATTCAATTGTTACTAACGAATTTCAATCTTTTAGAAACAACGAAGGTAAACTAGAAGCTCTTACTGGTCAAAATGATGACGTAATTATGGCAATATCATTTGGTTTGACTGTTGCTAGTTCTAGCTTCAGCTAATTTCTATTTGTTTTGTTGACACAGATTGTTTGTTGCACATAGACGGACGTATTCTTCTGAATCATTAGATAATTTTTTTAATGTAATTGCTGGTGTATTGGGATTACGTGCTACTTCTGCACGAACCAAAATATATTTATCATTCGCTAATTTTTCTAACAAATTTATTGGCGTAATAGAATTAGATGCTACATTACTACGAACTGAATCATTGTCATCGGTAGATAATTTTTCTAATATAATTGCTAGTGTATTGGGATTACGTGCCACATTACAGCGAACCCAATCATTTTCATCATTAGATAATTGTTCTAACAAGTTTACTAGCGTATTGGGATTAGATGCTACATTACGTCTAACATTTTTACTTCTATCAGTAGATAATTTTTCTAACAAACTTACTGGTGCATTGAAATTAGATGCTACGTTATCACGAACCCAACTATGTTCATCAGTAGATAATTTTTCTAATAAATTTGTAGGAGTATTGGAATTAGATGCCACATTACTACGAACCCACTCATTTTTATCAGTAGATAACAATTCTAATAGGTTTACTGATGTATTGGAATTAGATGCTACTTCTCCACGAATTGAAATATCTTTATCGGTAAATAATTGTTCTAACATTTTTGTTGATGTATTAAAATTAATCACTTTATTCATAATAAAGCTTTTTCATAAACATTAAAAATTTAATTATATCATCAATAATAATTCTATTATTTAAAAATGTTATAATTATAACAATCCAACAATGGTTTAGTAACGTTTTAGGCTTCTAATGTGGTAATTGGAGGCTATTGTTTTAATGTTATTTTTAATATAAATCAAAAATGTAAATATAACGTGGATTTACTAAATAAAATTTTTCATGAATCTTGTTTAGATACTATGAAACGTATACCAGATAATTATGTAAACGTGGTAATTACATCACCACCATATAATATGAATTTGCGTATACAAAAAGGTAAATATTGTTCAAGACAAATTGTTAAAGAAATTAGCACTAAATATGAAGATTTTTCTGATAATTTTCCTATTGATGAATATTATAAATTTCATAGTAACGTCATTACAGAATTATTAAGAATTAGTAATCTTATTTTTTATAACATTCAAATAGTTACTGGAAGTAAAAGAGCATTTTTTAAAATAATTGGAGATTTTTCTGAAAATTTAAAAGATATAATTGTTTGGGATAAACAATACGCTCAACCAGCTATTGGAAAACAAGTATTAAATAGACGTTCTGAATTAATTCTTGTATTTGAAAAAGATTATCCAATTAGTCGTCAATTTCGTTCCGCTACTTTTAAACGAGGTACACTTGATGATGTTTGGAATATTAATAGAGAAAAATTAAACGTTAAAGGACATGGTGCTAAATTTCCAGAAAAATTAATTAATATAATTTTAAAAAATTTTTCAAAAGAAAATGATATTATTTACGATCCTTTTATGGGTACAAGAACTACAGCAGTTGTAGCCAAAAAAATGAATCGAAATTATATTGGTAGCGAAATTAGTAAAAATTATATAGAAATTATTGAAAAAAGATTAATTTGCAATGATTTCAATATTGCGTAAAATTGCAATATCATTAAATTTTCTTGGTTATTTTTTATTAATTAATAATAACCAAAATATGGGAATTTTTATTAGATTTATATCTGATTTGTTATTTTTATTTAGTATAAATCAACTTTATATTGAAATGAAAATATTAAGCATTTTTTATTTAATTGTAGATGCTATTTATTTAATATCCAATTGGAGATTCTTCAACTAAATAAAAATGTATAATATGTTTTGGATAATTGTATATATGCTGATCTAAATTTAATTTTAAATCAATTTTTTCAGAAACATATTCGTATAATTTGTCAACATCTCCTTGATAAAGAGAATTGGCAATAGCTTTAAAATTATTATCTAAATAAATAAATATTTCGTAGTGATTCCAAGTTATATAATTTTCTTTTTCTCCTTCAGAATGCCATTTTTTGGTATTTCTTCTATAATAAACTTTACCAAAATCTGTATTAATATAATCTTCTTTAGTATTATAAAGATATCTACAATTAAGCATTGCATTTATTGCTTCTGAATTATCTTCAATTTTTCTTTCATTTTTAAATTGATTAAATCTATGCTCTAATTCTGGTTTGATTTCAATTTCAATTTTCATTTGATAAATTGATTTTTTAATTTTGTATTATTATAACAAATTTGTTAAAATAAGTATATATATTAATTAAATGAACAAAGCTTTAGTATTTTCAGTTGGTTCTTCAGCTAATAACATTAATATATTAGCTGTAGCAGCTATATGTTTTGAAAATAATTCTTACGATCTTAAAGGTTTTAGAAAAGGTAACAATCTTCGCCAATTGTTAACAGATTATATTTTAAAATTTAATTTAAATGGCTATGAAAAAATATCAATAATTTTACGTAGTTCTCAAGTTGCTAAATTTTTTAAACAAAAAAATTATGAAACTATTCCTGAACAAATTAAAATTAGAAGTTTAGATACAATTGATAATTTTGTTTACGATGAACAGTCAATGTATTCTGTTTTAATTGAATCTTTATCTTGTCAATATCTTAACATTGAACAACTTAGTAAAACAGATAAAGAAATTTTAGAAAGATCTATAAAAGATATTGGAGATGTTGTTACTCAAGCTTTAATTGTAGGTACGGCTTCTCCTCCTAAAATGTATAATTTTTAATCATGTTTGCAACTAGTTTAATAATTTTGTTAATATCTATGTTAGTTAGTTTTATAATAATAAAATATATTGACAATTTACAATGAATCCATTAACAATTCATATTGCTAAAGAATTTTCATATGTTCTTAATTTAACTGAACATGATAAATGTTATGGTTCTGATGATGATGATATAAATTATATTAATCCAACAGATAATATTTCATTAAATCAAATAGAACAAATTGATATTTTACGTAATTCTTTTAAAGAACATTTTGGAAAAGAAATTTTACAACAAGCTGCCAATTTATTATCAAAAACTGAAAAAGCTCAACTTACAAGTATTTTAAAAAAAATTGGTAACATAAAATGAGTTTAAATTGGTCAAATCTTGAAAGTTCAATAGATCAAGCTTTTGAATTTATTGTTGAAGAATTTGCAAACGAACAAAAAAATCAAATGCGTGAAAAAAAATGGGTATGGTTAAAATCTAGATATACTATTAGAAAAAATAAAGAAATTGTATCTTCTCCTAGAGACATTGTAGATTTAGGATATTTAATTAATAGTTTACAATGGCATAACGATTCTCAATTTAAAACAACTTACACTTATACAATGGAATATGCTTCTATCGTACATGAAGGTGCAATATTAGATAACGAAAACGAAACAATAATACCTCCTAGACGTTGGATTACAGAAGGTGCGGTTCCAGCTTTTCAAGAAAAATTAGCTAACGCTGGTTATTTGTCAAATTTTATTTCAGATAATTTTTAATTATTATTTTTTTAATTTTATATATAATTTTTTCTTTTTTTTAATTTTATTATTTTTTAATCGTTTTGGAATATTATTAGATTCTGATAATGTTAAATGATGGTTTAATTGATTGTTTTCAAATTTTCCCAAAATCACATTAAATTTTGCTTTAATGTTTTTATTATTAACAGACCATGCTTTTTTTGACCAATTTAAAGGAAGATGCAGATTTTTTATAAAAACTTCAGTATCTAATTTATTATTTCTGTAAACTGTAAAATAATTGTTTTTTAAAACAGGTATATGTTGCCAAATGCCTTTTAAATAAAATATTTTATCTATTGCTTCTGAAGGTTTGTTTGTAGAAAAATAAATTAAACAAAAATAAAATTTTTTATCTTTATGGGAATATTGAGGATAACAATGTAACCATAATGGCTCTTCTGGTTTGTTTAATAATTGACTAATTAAAGCGTGTTTTAATTTTGAATAATCTATACCTTGTCTAAATACTAATTCATAAGAATAATCATCCAAATAAATACTAAATGTTCTTTGATTGTACCCCTTTAAATTTTTTTCAATTTTCATTTTTACTACATTAAACAAATAGCCATGAGCTTGATAATATAGTTCATCTTGTGGAGTATTTGCTGGTTTGGGTACAATTTTTGGTTTTTGTATCATTTGAGTATTTGAACTGGCATTACTAAATATTTGTATTCGTGTTTTTGATAATCACCATTAAACACTACAGGTGTATTTGGTTTATTTAAATTAATTTGAATGTTGTTACCAGGTATCATTTTTAGACCATCTAATAAATATTTAGAATTAAATCCAATTGTTATTGGAGTAAAATCTTTTTCCAAATATTTAATTGTTTCCAAAGCATTGTCGCCTTCATTAGCTGCTTCTAAAGTTAAATGGTTTTTATCAATATTCCATTTTACCAAATGGTTTTTAGCATCTGCAATAATCTGAACAATTTCAATTTTACTAATTAGTTGTTTTTTTTCAAATTTTTGTGATATTGCCCAATTTATTGGAATTAACTGATTATAATTAGGATAATCTCCAGCTAATAACCTTGTAATAATTCTATCATCGCCAATATCAATCTGGATTTGTTTATTTTTGCTAACTTTTAATTTAAAATTTTCATTACCTTTAATTAATTTAATGATTTCTCTTGCACCATTTAAAGGTAACACTATTTTAAAATTTTCTACCATATTTTCAATATCTACACTAGATACTGCCAATCTATGACCATCTGTAGCCGCAAATTCTAATTTTCCATTTTTACAAGTAATACTTATACCAGTTAATATTTGTTTTGTATCATCTCTGCTACAAGCAAATCCTACATTATTTAAACCTTCTACAAAAATTTCAGTATTTAATTCAATCTCATAATCAATTTCAGGTAATTTTATTTCTGGATAATAAAATGGGTCACTAGCAGAAATTCTAAAACTTCCAGAATTTGTTGTAATAACAGCAATGTTGTCTACTACTTCAATTGTAATATTTTGTTCTTCTATTCTCGATATTAATGGTTTTAAACTTGCTATAGGCAATGCAATTGTTCCAGTTTTTTCTACTATTGCATCAATTTTTACTCGAATACTTGTAACCAAATCAAATCCCGTAAATACCACTGCATCATTTTTAGCTTCTAAAAGAATTGTAGCCAATATAGGATGAGACGGTTTAGATGGTATTACCGAAACTACGGCATTTAAGCCATGGTTCAAATTATCTCTCGATATTATAAATTTCATTGGTTGCCATTAATATTATTTGTTTTTTCACATTATGACATATTGCCAAAAAATAAAATTTATTTTTTTTTGAAGTTACGCGTTGCACACGGAGCCGCGTAACTAGCTAGGATTCTTACAGCGTATACACTTGAGGTCGATT